GACTTGTTCCCGCGCTTCGTTTAGCGTGATGATCCCCGAATTGAAAAGGGTCGACACCCGTGTCGTCTGGGAATCCCGGTCGTCGAGGAATCCCAACACCTGAGAAAAGTCGACGCCCAGTTCCAAACCGTCGCCGAAGTCCGGGGACAGGTTGCTATTGATGAACCTGACGAACCGCGACACCAGCGGCTCGACGGTTTCCGAATGAAATGATAACCGCGCTTCGCGGTAATTAGAATACGTTGATCTGGCGAGTCCTACGTTCGCCCCGATCAGGATCGGCGGGACACCCAGCACGGCACAGATTCGCGTCTCAGTCAGGTCGTGCAACCCCTTCAGATCCATGTCCTTCGGGGCCGCGGCCATTGCCTGATATTCCGCGTCGTTGTCGAGTACGGCGACCCGGTGCATATTGTTCGCGCCGCCGAACGACGAACGCCAGCGGGATCGAATCATGCTGGCTTCTTCTTGGCTACTGATCCGCCGCTTTACCTTCAGCAACCCCGACGGGACGCCGGCGTTCTGAAAGAATAGTTTCGCGAAGTCGGTCATCGCCAAGTCTAGGTTCACCGTCTTCGCCATCACCGACAACGGGGACAGCCCGTACACGTCGCCCCCCGGATTCGGGAAAGCCATATGCGCCACGTCGGCCGGCGGAATGTGGTATTCCTTGCCGTCGATCGTGTAAACGTACTTGTTTACGCCCATGTCGCTTGATTGGATCGTGACCCGGTCGGGCCTGAGTAACCACAGCGCCGTGATCTTGTTGGTTCGGTTGCGTTCCTTTAGAACGTAAACGTTGCCGGCCACGTATAGATAGGTGATGAATCTTTCGACCCATTGATAATAGTCGTTCTGGGGATTGGGCCGTTCGAGTAGTTTTGCGTATGGGCTGGCCGGTTGTTCGACCAAGCCGCCCTGACTGTCCCGACCGTGTACGAAATACCGGGGGGCCGCCGTTGAGATTGCGAGTTCGCGGATGCACGCATGAACGATCTCGTTCTTGCCGTATCCCTGCGACGCGAAGTTCTCGAAATTACTGTCGGGATATTCAACCCCGCTCAGATCGTTCGACATCGGCACGGTCGTCGTGACCGAACCTTCCTGTTTCGTCCATCGATCCCAGAATGGCATATGGCCTCCCCGTCGCGTTTGCCGGGATCGCCTTGGGGGTTAGCCGGCGGACACGTCGCAAAGGCCACTAGTCTAAAAATAGCACGGCGCACGCCGATCGGTCAATCGGCCTCGTTGCGGGTCTTGCACCGGGAGCATACGATCACCGTGCCGGCCGCGGCCTTTTCCGCTAGTAGTTTCCCGCACTGGTGGCAACGCATCTCTTTCGTGTCCATCTGTTAACACGTTCCCCGTAGGGCGTCGCGTTGTTCGTCGCTGGTCGTTGTTACCATACACCGACACCCGGCGCCCCTGTCCGGCCATACACCGCCAGCGATAACGCCATTACACAGTCGTCGTGCATCCCCGACGGCGCCGAATACTTTACGCCCGTCCGGGTATACTCGAACGCGAACGCATCGAGTTCGGAGACGATGACCCCCTGTGGATACCTGATCTCGCCATGCTGGATCGCGACGGCCAGCCCTTCCATCAGCCGCTGTTTGGATGATGACGAGAACGAATACCCCTCGACGTTTCCCAGTTCCCGTTGTAGACGTTCCACGATCGGATCGCCCACGCCTGTCGAGTCGACTACCGCCGGCGTGCCGCCGATCTCAGTCGCCAGCCGCCTGACGGTTTCTTCCCACGGCCACTGGTATCGGTCGAACCGGCATACCGCGCCGGTGTCATCGAGGCCGACCACGACCGTCCAGTCGACCGACTTGGCAAGGTCGACACCGTACACCACCGGGGCCGCGGTCGATATGTCCCCTATGCATTCCCTGATCGATTCCTGTCCGAATGGATTGCCGCCGTCGTCGGACGGTTCTGCGAAATACAGTTCGCGGAAGACGGCATCGGGAAGCTGGCTCTCCGCCTGTTCGATCTCGTCAGACGCAACGATCCCGGCCTCGATCGCGTCGGCCGCGGTCAATTTGGAATAGGCCCATCCCGGCTCACCGCCTTCGGCTCGCCGGGCCATCTGGTATGCCCAGTTCCGACGGCCGACAACGTTGCCGATGATGCGGATCGGGCCGCGTGTTGCTGTCAGTGTTGAACGCACCGCGTGCCATGATTGTTCCCGCATCCTCGACGCCTCATCCATGACCGCGGCAAAGACATCTTCACCATATAGATTGTCGGGTTTCTCAGCGGACTTGAACGCGATCGTCGCGCCGTTCGCCAACGTGATCGTTAACTCGCTTTCGTTGGCCGTGTACAGGTCGGGACGTATGCCGCGCTTGAGTCGCCTGAACGCGATCTTGGCTTGTGGATATACCGGGGACACCCACCAGAACGCATGACCCGGCCGCCCGGAGAGCGCCCGTTCTAATAGCCACGCAATGCACGCGACCGTCTTCCCGCATTTCGTCGACCCCTCGATGATCGCGTAACGTTCAGTCGAGAATATCGCCGCTTCCTGTTTCGGGTACAACGTCGGTCGCTTGTATGTCGCCGTTGGTGAGTTCGTTGCCACTAGCCGCCTCGATCGAGAATGTGATCTCGCCCTGTGTCAGATTGATCGACCGCTGGTCGATCGTTATCAGCGGACGGTCGGGGATCACCCCGTTAATCTCGCTGATCCTATGCAATATCGACAGCACCATCTTCGTCGACGCCTCGTCGCCGTTCAATGCGCCCGGCCACCATCTCGACAGCAACGTCGTATACCGTTCCATCTGTAACCCGCGCACCTGATCAGCAACGCCAACGTGGCGTTCCGCTAGGTCGTTGAGTACCCGCTTGATGTCCCGGTGTACCAGCGCCTTGTCGACGCCCAGCGCTTCGGCGATCTGGGGTTCGGTCGCGCCGCCCTTGTACAGTTCGAGGGCCTTGTACCGTCGTATCTCCGCCGCGGCCCTACGCTGTCCAGACGGTGCGCTATTTGGTTTGACCCCGTTACGCCTCGCCATCAGACTCTCACCGCGTTTCGGGCTTTAATCATCATAGTCCCAGCCCCCCGTCCGACAGTCTAAACATAGCCGGTCGGGACATTCATAGCCGTTATCCGGCGTGCCAAGCCAGTCGCCGCATATCTCGATCTCGTCAGCCGGCCCCATTTTGAAGCATTCGTCGCATTCAACCAATTCGGTAATCATCTTACCCCCCTCAGTGTTTTTGAATTATTCCGCTTGACGCATTCCCTACAAACGCCCCACGGCGAACACGAAATGGGCGGCTCGCCCCCGGCATGAGTACCACCGAAAAAGATGCCGCACGATTCGCAGTGAGGATGCTTGCTTGATTTATACCGCTTCGGGCCTGTCCGGGGCGACACCCACCTTCGGCCCTGATCGTCCCAGCACAGGTCGCACGTCGGCAACGTCAGCCGACGGCCCAGTTCTGCAAAGGTCATATTCCCGTCCCGACATTGATCCGCCAAACTTTTCCGGCCCTTGGCACGCCTGATCGTGATGTACCTGATCTCATTCGGATCAAGAGAACGGCGGAGTCCATCGGTGCTGGTGATCGTTAAAATCTCCGCCTGCGTCAACAACTCACCCATAGTTCCGCCCCCCCCCCAATTCTGATAATCCATGTTCTGATTCAGCCCGTCGGCGCCATCGTCACCTCGACACGCGCCTCGTTCCTATGTGCGACGCGCTCGAACGCCAGACTATAGCCTACAACGTGTTGAGGACTGTCGTCCACCACCACGCCGGCCTCGACCATCCCGTCGATTGTCGGGGCTGACACGCACGCCAAACCCTCGTAGTCGAACGGTTTACCGCACCAGAACTGGACGATCGAAACCGTCACCCGTTCCGCAGTAACGTACCCCGGACGCTTGGCAATCTCCGACGACGCCACCAACCGGGCGCCCTCACGTTGCACCGCGGTCAAACTACTGAGTCCCCTGTAGTAACCTCGCTTTAGGCCATTCTTAGACAGTCGTCGATCAGGCTCGAATGTCACCGTTATCGGCTCTGGTCTGAGCCATCCGGGCGTCGTGTTCATCGCCATGTCGTCATCCTTCCCGCTGATCCATCCAAAAGATGAAGATCAGCATATCATCCTAAGACGTCCTAAGACGTCGTCCTAAGAGACGTCTGTTCTTTAGGAACAGCCGTCTTATGTCGTAAGACGTCTTACGCACGCGTAAGAGGGGCCATGTCGTTGATTGTCAATTGATCGACGTTGACAGTCAATCATATATACCTCGTTGATCGTCAATGCCAGTCCATTGATCGTCAATAGATCGTGCCACATTTAACCCCCGGCGATTGTCCGCGTTGATGCCACTTTTTAATCGAGTTTAACGGGTACGATATTCGCCTTCGGGCCTCGACCCCTGACGCTTTCTATCTTGTCGCAGATGTACACCGGGCTATCCTCCGATGTAAACCATTCACCACCGTGGACGATCTTGACCTCGCATTTCGGACACCGGCGGTTCTTTCTCACCCTAAACAGGTATTCGCATTCGGGACATTCATGCAGATGCAATTGGCATCCCCTTTCTAACAGAATTCACAATCCCGGTCGCAGTTCGTTCGCGATACGTCCAAGAGTTCATGATCGGTGCTTTTGTTGTCCCATGTGATCCAGATCGGAAGAGTCCGCCCCGGATTGTGAAGCGAAAGCCCTTCGGATATCTGGACGTGCCAGCCGTCCGCGACGAGATCGGCCAACTCCGAAAAGGCTTCCCCCTGAACCCGTTCGACGTATGGTTCTGATACGTAAACGGTCGGGACTTCTTTGTGCTTCAGCATGTAGCAGTGATCCTCCCAATCGTAAAACGGCCCCCCCATCGAGTCTCGCCCCGGATATCTGGGGCAGTCGGCGTCCCATCCATTAACACGCCGAAAA